ATTTTTGTCTTGATTCCTGTATCCCTCAACAGTTCATTTGCATATTCATGTACCTGTTTTGTCTCACATAACCCTTGATATTGGCCCTCTAGGGTTCTCAGATCTTCCTGTAACGACTGTAGAGTATTTTCTTCTATACTATCAAGTTCCTTTTTCTCTTGTAATTTCTCAATTTCCTTCTGTGTTCGTTCTATATTAGAATCAAGAGATTGAATTTTAGATTCTATTCCTGCAAGATTTTTGTTCTTCTCTACAATCTCCCGGCCGACAGATTTAAATCCTTCTAACTCTTTTTCCAAACTCTCAAGTTGTGTATATATCTTGTCTAAACCATCCTTCTTATCATCAATCCCCTTAGATATGTCGATAATTCGTTCTTTTTTAAACACATCATCAATATCCTGTTTACATTGTGAACACGTTGAATTAGTTTGATAGAATTTGAGTTCTTTCTGTTCTTGATCGAGTTTAACATCAATTTTATTTTGAAGTGTTCCAAATTCAGAGGTCTTTTTTTGAACCCCATCTTCCAACAACATTTTATCACTCAAGGCGAGAATTTGCTCTTGGAGTATATTTAAAGTGCCGACACCATATTCTTTTTGTTTTTTAAAACTTTTAATGTCTTGGGTTTTATCAAAAATAATTGATTCGTTATCTTGTTTCAATCGTTCAATATATTCTTGTTGCATTTTTGTTTGGGATTCATTCAATTTCCTCTGATTTTCGTTCTGTTGAACTTCTCCCTTCAATTCCGAATTCTTTTGTTTGAGAATCATGTTCATGGAAGAAAAAATCTGAATATCCAAAAGGTCTTCTACAATTGCTCGGCGATCCGATTGTTTCAATTGCATGAATGGCTCGAATGATGAATTTCCAAGAAGAACAATTTGGGTGAATGATTTGTAATTCAATTTGAGAATTACTCTTTCCAAATAATCTTGATAATCCCGAACATTGGCAGTCTGATCAAACATCTTGCCATTCTGGAAAATTTCAAACACATTCGGTTTCACTCCCCTTCGGACTGTGAAATCTTTCTTTCCTATAGAAAAATCAATTTCAACCATCAATTCTTTTTCGTTAATCGCATTGACTAACTGGGGCTTATTGATATTCCGAAATGGTTTTCCAAACAATCCAAATGTCAACGCATCTAAAATGGTTGACTTTCCCGAACCATTTTCACCAATAATTAAAGTAGTAGATGACCTATCAAAAAAGACAATTGTAGGTTTATCTCCTGTTGAAAGAAAATTCCTCCAAGAGATCTTTTTAAATATAATCATTCAGTTTCGTTTAGAAGTTGCGGCCGAGTATTATGTTCAGAGTTTTCGATTTCCTGTTTCAGTATATCAATACACATCTGATTCAACGTAATATTTTTATCATGTGCGACAAGAGCCAATTTTAAGAGATCTTTATGATCCAATTCTAGTTCTACAGAATGAGTTTCATCTTCTGATCTAATCCCCCTACTTCTTTTTTCTCTTTCTCGTTGTCTTTCTATTTCATCCATGTCATAATTAGTCATGGTGTTTTCCTTTCTATGATGGTTTTGAATCTCCAGGCTTTATTACTGACCCTGGCACATTTGCTTCTTTTCCCCTATCGTGATCTGATTTTGATTGAAATATCGCATTAAATGAAATACTCCTGCGTTCTGTTTCCTTTTGTCCTTCTGCACAACGATAAGGATAAACTGCATGTTGTTGTTGTGCTCCAAACATAAAAAAATCTCCTACTGCTGGATGAAAAACAATATTGGGGTTACTAAAATCTACATCCCTCGAAGCATTACTACAAAAAAGAATAGAACCATCATCACCTTGCCTATGTTCTTTTTTGCAAGGCAACATTTTCGGAACCTTGAGATACATTACTGCGGAAATTGTGCATTGAGTGTGAATATGCATAGGATTATATTCTCCCGGCTGTTGAGATATAATCCACATTGTCAACATTTGAGTATACCATTCTTCTTGTTGAATCTTAGATATCCTGTCCGGCATCTGTTGACATTTACACATCATTACAAATTGACGAATTGCGCCCAAGAAAAAACCCATCACTCCTGACTGTTCCAAAAGATTATGTTCAACCAACAATTCTTTTTCAATCTGTCCTGCAAGATTTCCTCCGTGAGATTGTGCATCTTTGTCTGCAATAATTTGATCTGAAATTTCAATCATCGTTTGGAGAACATCGGGAGGCAAGGTTGTTTTGAAAACAGGAACAGACCACGGCTGAATCATCTCTATGTGCATTTCATATATTTTTTCTTTTCCTTTTCCATCAGCCCATTGTCTGAGTCCAATTTCGTTTCCATCCTTGTCATATCTTTTTGGTTCTTTTCCCTGTTTCTTTGCTAGTCTTTCTTGGCGTCTTCGTTCTTGTCTAGTACTCATATTGTCTCCACCATTAGTGCTTCGTTGTAAAGATTTTGCATCAATAAATTCAACGATTCTTTATTTTCAATTTGTAAACCATCGACACAACTCTTAATTACACTCATTGTATCTTCCACATCTTCCATATTCTCTATATCATCTCCCATATCTTCAATATCAAAGAGATTGTCCACTACTGAAATGTGACCGACTCCAACATCTACTAATTTGTCCATTAACACTTGAAACATATAAGAGTTGTTCCTATTCTCGATTATAATTTTTACATAACAATTTTCATATTTTGATAAATCACCATAATCATTTTTCTCATCATTATAATAAATTTTGTAAAACATGGAATAAGGATTTGGTATAAATTCCACTTCCATTGTTTCAGTATCGTAAATATGAAATCCTCTCGGATCATTATAATCACTCCATGTAATTTCGTATGGATTTCCTAGATAAGTAATATTTCCTGTAGTGGAACGATGATGAAAGTGTCCAGAAAATACTCGTTGAAATGCTTTAAACATAGATGATGGATATCCATCTATACTGAAAGAACCTTTATTCTGTTCAATTCCTACTAACTGAAGATGGCCGAATGCAACCTTAGTTCGTGTCTTTTCGATAAGTTCTTTTGTTTTCTCTTCATTGTCATCACATATCCAAGGCACAAATAAAACTTTGTGGTCATCTGTTAAAGACACTTCAGTAGGTTTGTCATAGACAGTAACGTGAGACATTCCTTTTGTTAGTTCTGTCATCGAATTTACTGCAAGAGTATTCTTATAATAAATGTCATGATTACCAACAATAATTTTAATATTACCGCCCATTTCCTTGAGAGGAACAAATAATATCTCCTTCATGGAATTTAAAGTTTTATAGTTGATGAACTTCCGTCTATCAACAACATCACCCAAATGAATAACATCTGTTATTCCTCTTTCTTTCAAAGTAGGAAAAAATACATTTTCATAAAACTTACGAAAAAAATCTGAAAAAATCAGACTATCATTTCTTGCTCCAAAATGAGTATCAGTTATTAGTGCAATTTTCATGCGTGAGCTCTGTCTATGTAAAATGTCAAAGGGGAAAATGAAACAATATTATCATCTTCCTTGACAGGTTTAAGCTTTTTCTTCTTTCGTTTCTTCTCTTCAAATGCGAATATGAACTCTTGAATAGAAGCACGTTTATCAACTGTCAAAGGTGATGCACCAGAAGAAACGGCTTGTGTTTCGCTTTGTCCCATTTCTCCCATATCCACATGATCTTCTAAAGAACTATATTCTTCCATCGTTTTGTACTTAATATACAATTGTTTTTTTTCTTTTTCAATTCTTCGTAAAAAAGCAAAATATATTATCTGGGTAAAATATGCAAATGGATTTGTTGATTTTTCTGGATTGAAGTTGTGGATATAATGCAAACAATTTTCTATTCCATCAGATATCATGTCATTTTTAAATGCATAATTTATAAAGTTAGGTCTGAAAGATAATCTTTGTGCTATCTTTAAAAATACGGATCCCAGATATTCTGAGATCATTGGAAGATCTGTACCATTTTCCTTCGATTGATTATATTCTCTTTTATATTCGATCATTGCTTCTAAAAATTTGGCATTATCCACATAGTGAATAGTCTTTTTTCGTTTACCCATAATATTGCACCTGAATTAAATTAACATATACTATTATTATAACACATAATATTCATTTGTCAAGTTGACTTGACATTTGCAAAAATCATGTTATAATGAGGTGTGAACCGAAAAGTGATTTATTAGTTCATTAATCCACTAGGCTCAAAATCGGCTAGTATTTTTGACATTCTATTCATTTCTTGTTCTGGTGATTCTTCTTCAGACTCTTTTACACTATTCAAATAAAAATTTTTATACTCTTTCCCTAATTCTGAAACAGACATAATACATCTTGCTGCTAGAGGTACGTGTGTAGTGTCTGTAAAAGGCAACCATTTAAGTAATGCCAATGAAGTACTTTTTTCTTTTTCACTATATTTCATTAAAACTTTCATCGGCCATTGCAGTTCAAGATACCCATCACTTTTACTTGTATCTGTAACTAATATTTTAGCAAAGAGTATTTCTCCATTGTCTAATCTTATAACTTT